GCTGGCTGTCCAACTTGCTGTCCTTGAACAGGTTGTGTTGGATATCCTTTTGTCTCAAGTTGCTGCTCATTCTCATAAACAGGATGAGGTCCTTCTGGGCCAAAGAACTTCAAAGTGTAATCACTGAGAGTATCAGGATTAGTAAGAATCTCGTTATAAGCTAGATTCTCTTGATGCTCATTTACAGCGAAATTAGCGAAACCTTTAATATTTTCACTTGCTCTGTTTCCCCAATCTACGGCGCTGTCCAGCATCCCTTCCAGATTTACCGCGTACTGGTTTAGTACTGCTGGTGCCTCTATCCCGAACGCGTCTATCACTTCCCTGCTCTCGTAACTCATCCCCACCTGGTCCGCTATTGCTCCTAGCTGATCCGATGAGAGATTCGAAGAGGTTTGGGAAGAGTTGGTTGAGGATCCCAGGTTGGCTGGCGAGATCTGCGGAGCCAATTGTGGCGTAGCTTGGACGCTGGTCTGTCCGTAATTGGCCTGGGAATACTGAGTCGTTTCCGGCTGAGATTGTTGACCCTGGAACGGGGATTGGACTGGTGCGCTCAGCGTGTCCATCACCTTGTTGAACGCCGATTCCCATGGGTTGCCCTGGGGCGCTGCCGCTGGCTGAGGAGCCTGGGGCGCTGGTTGGGATTGGGGGGCGTACTGTGTAGGGGCTGATTGGTAACTGGGGGCTACCTGAGATACCGCTTGGGGGTAACTCGTACCCACCTGATACGGAACTGGTGCTGTTTGGACCGCTTGTGGGGCTGCTGGAGCTGCCGCCACGTAACTGGTTGGTGCGACCGCCACTGGTGCTTGGCTCGTCTGTGGGGTCGATTGGGCGATAACGTCCGGCATAACTCATCTCCTTTTGAAGTGCTTCAAGTGTACGATACAGATATGGGGTTAAATCCAGTCTTGGATCCGCTGCCATAGGTAGATCAGGTGATTGTGGATGAGGGGTCTGCATCATTCCCCCCACTAATTTTGAGAATTGAGAGTATGCACTCTGTAATTCGTTCACCATCCTGAACGGGAACCCCGAAAGCATTGCTGCTCTTTCCTCATCCGTCTTAGACGGAAAGAGATATTTCAGTGCTTCTATGCTATCTACCCCTAATTCTTGTAAGTTTCTTACAACAATTGAGTTGTTTAAAGTGTCTTGAGTTGAGTCCTCATAAACTGGCCCCATCCACCTCCATTGCATAGATACATCCCCATCAGGAATTAATCCCAAAACACCTGGTGGTATTTGTTGAGTATGTAAACAAGCCATCATTAATTGTTTTACTTGCTCTTCAAACATATCCATGGCTTTTTGATAAGCCAAAGAATTTTCCGGTGTTGAATTCTCAGGAAGTTCTAATGGTTTTTCTAATCCTGCAGCAGCAGCTAATGTCTCACGGAATAAACGTTCCTCTTGGAAAATAATTAATTCCATACAACGACATAGACCATAATCATATATAGCTTTTGATTTCTTTTTAGAAGTAGCTGCAACACGTCCAAATAATGATTTATATTCTGTTGCTGTTACACCAGCAGATATTGATAATTCATCTACACCACCTAAAGCTGTACGTATTTCTTCTCTGTATTGACGAGAGAATGAATTTTGATCTCCTGTAATTGCATCAGGGACAATATAACCAACACGATCATTAGGTTCTAAGTTTGCAATAACTCGTGGAACTCTAATTTGACCATCCACTCCACGAGATACAGGATCTGATTTATAACGTGATGAACTTAATGGACCTGTACCAACAAAACCTGAGTTAGATGCAATTGAAGGACGTTGGATATTTGCATCTCCACCTGATTCCATTAGATCAGTTTTTGGTCTAGATGAAAGTAAAGTTGGATTACCAAAGAAAGTTACATTCTTTCTCATGGTTTGCATCATTTCATCATGAGTACAAATATGATTAGCTAAAGAATCAAATTCACCAACACCTTCAGTAGAAAATCCTTTTGGGTTATTGAAAATTTCTACGCATGGAATAAACCCTAATGTATTTTTTAAAGTTTTAGTTTTCCCTGGCATAGAAGGATAAGGAGATTCAAATGAAATTTCACTTTCTGAATGAGTTTCTTCAATAGTCTTACGTTTAATAGAAAGACGTATATATCTTTTTACTCCACCTTTGTTTTGATCATGCCCAGTTGAAGTTGCGTCTCCTATTGGATGGTGTCCACCATGTCCTTTACGTATTCGATAGTGATAGATAATTACAACTTCATCTAATTCTCCATCTACATTGTAATAACTTCTATATTCATGCTTACGGAAAAAATATAAACGATAATTATTATTTGTAGGACGTATATAAAACAAACCTTGTCCATCGCAAAGGAAATAATCCCATACTGAATCAAGACGTGACTCTAATTGGTTGTATTTAACAACACGATCAATAAAATCTTTTCTTTGATTTCCAAAATTATCTTGAGCTGGAAAAAATTCAACTCCTTGACGTATACCAAAGAGTCTCATCTGTGCTAGATGAGAAGCTACAATGCCCGTATCAATTAAAGCTCCTCCATCTTTATCAAGATAGGAATCAATAATTTCTTTTAATCGGCCTTTAACATCAGTAGCCATTAATTTGTTCCTTCTTGCCTTTTACTAATTTTAGCAGTTTTGGCTTTCTTCTTAAGAATTAACCAACGTTTAAAGTAAGTTAGCTCACCTTCAGAAAAAAGATCAGGTTGTTTTAAAGCTTGTTTGACTAATTTTTTACGCTTCATTAAACCCCTTTAGGAAAAGGTTGTAACCCTTGTTCCAGTCGTAACCACTGTCTTTGTGCTTCTCGCACAGAAGCAGGATCATACCCAGGTGTATTAATTATTTCTTGTAATACTTTTTTGCGTTCAGCATTAGTAGAACCTACTTGTGAAGTTTCAAAACTTGTTGGATCATTCATAACTGCTCCTTGTAAATTACTACTACCTAACATATTTTGAAAACTTAGACCTTTATCATCTTTTGGTATAGGTTTAGGAGGCCAACCCTTATCATATTCTTTTTCTTCTTTATATGGTGATTCTCCTCTAGCTACACCTATTGGTTGAAGGTTTTCAGCGGGAGTTCCATGTATTTCTGGGTGATAAACCATATTATTAATACCACCCATGTTTCCTGCAGCACCTGGATACATGATTAAACTCCTATTTTAAAACCACGTCTTGAATCCCTAGGATCTGTTAAACCTGTTCTGACACCTTTATTGGGATCAGTCGGTACATTTCCAGGTCGTAAACCTTTAGGTATAGTTGGTAACAATGGTCCACCTGGTCCTCCCATTGCTAGCTGCACACCCATTTGATTTCCAGGCATTCCTGGTATTCCTCCAGGTTGTGCAAAACCTTCTACTTTCTTTTCGTTCAGTAGTTTTTGATATAGTTCTGGATTCTGCTGTTGGAGATTCATTAAATCTCTAGCTCTTTGATCGATAGGTTGCGGATGAACCGCAAGATCTCCACCATTACCAAAGTTACCTGGGGCACCTGGAACGTTGGATTCACCGCTGTAGTACATCACAATATTGTTAATAGTATTAATATTTTACTCTTCCTGAACCTGGTATCCTTTCGGATCGTTCAATTTAGTTAGTATGATACCGCTTCCTTTAATATCCCATTCAAGAATATCCCCATGATTCCAACGCATTTCATTTGTCATATCAGGAGGAAAACTAACTGCTAGATCACCGAAGTTATTTTCTTCTAGTTCTAGAATGTAAGTCATTTTCTTATAAGCTTTTCCACCAGTTTATCAAGCTTATTATGAATTGCTCGAAAGTGATCATTCATATCTCTCATCTCTCTAACAAAGTCTGCTTTTAATACATATTCCAATGGCATTCTATTTACATGTTCTTCAAGTGTATTTATTCTTGCTCTTTGAAATTCAACTGTTTGCATAGTATCCTTTAGTCGTTCACGATGTCGATCTAATACTTTACTAGCTATCCAACCTCCTCCTGTTATTGAAGAGATAATTGCAGTTAATAAAAGTGGTATAAAATCTGGTCCCACTTGCTTGTCCTTTTATTTTATTCTAAATCAAAAGTCTAATTGCAAATGACCTTTTTTCATTAAGCCTGTTACTAACCACACAAGTGCATCAACACAATCATCATGCCCACTAACACCGAAATTGGTTAGTTCTTCAAACATACTTGTGAAGTTTCTATAACGATTAAATATAATTTTGCGATCTTCAAACATTCCCATAATCCCACGGAATCTAGCTAACTTATCTCCACGGAATCCTTTGACTGGATGCCAAATTAAATTATATAAACTTTCATTCTGTAAACAGACACGTTTGAAGTCTGCTTCTAATGAAGCTTGATACTGAACAGCTTCAGACCAAACGTCGCATGTGGAGTGAGTTGGGTAATAATTTTTATTTTCATCAATTCCAAGTATTGACCAATCATTAAGCAATTCCTTTAGGGCATCTAATTTTTCTAGATTGCCCATAACTCGAATACGTCTGTAATCAATAATATGAATTCGATCTTCAATCCTCCCACCTAGTACCATTACTGTATAGTCATTCTTTTCTCTAATACCTGCAGATAAATCAACACCTACTCCGAGTGTATCAAATTCAGTTGATATCTCTGCTTTCACTATTAATTCTGGAGCCAAGGATAATTCATTCTGTCGTACTACTTGATTCATATATTGAAAAGAGAAGGCAATCGGAGATTGCCGTTTTTTTTCTTTTAAGTATTCCAGGGACCACATTTCTGGCCAGTACGATTCTTCTTCACCTGTCTTAGGATCATTTTGAATAGCAGAGAGGACTATTTGGATCCAATTATTTTGTTCATTAAAGGTGGTGGCATGAATATCGTCATGCCTAAAACGTGTTCCAAGACAAATGGCCCGACCCCCTTCAAACATAGTCGGAGCGATAACTGCATTCCAATTTTCCTGCATTGTTTTACGAATATCAGGGTTGGCGATATCAGCAGCTGATTTAATTGCGTCATCAATCATGACAAGATGAGAACGCTTGGATGTAACAGAACCTTTTAATCCAGCAGCACATAAAGTGAATTGTTCTTCACCAGTAGTATCTATACCTGCAAATTTATGATCAATAGACCAATATTCATTACTAGTTACATTTTTAAGTAAGCGTACTTTTGGAAAGACTTCTTGATATCTTTTACTTTCAATAATACGTTTAATGGTTGCTGATTTAGATCTAGCAATATCAACAGTATATGAGAGATATAAGATTTGTAATGGTAATCCTGCTTGTGTATGAATACCAATAGCCCATGCTGTTAATAAGCCGAGAACTGTTGATTTAGCAGAACCGCGTGGAGCTAAGAGATCAACATTAGGTCCGGCAATTTTTATTAAGCAGCTACTATCTTGATTTGTAATAAATCTACGATTCCATTCTTTATGGTGTATAGCAGGAGGTTTATCCGCTACAAAATCACAAAAGAATCCAAAATCTTCCTTGGCTCTTTCTAAAACCTCAACATTTTTTGGTTTTTTAATTTGTTGATTACGTGCTGCGGCTTTTGCATTACGTCGATATGCCAGATGTTGATAAGAAGGCACAGTAAGAATACAAACAGACTTACTTAATAATACCTAATTATTTATCAGTTTCTTTTTTTTCTTTTCCTTTTTGCTTTTTCCAATCTTTAGCTTTTTCTAAGGCTGCCTTTCTTTTTTCCTTATCTGACATTTCAGTGCCATCTTCTTTCTTTGCTTCTTTCTTTTTAAAGTATTCTACAAGTTGTGGTGGCATTTTACCTTTAGACACTATTACTTTTTACCTCCTCTTCTATCAGCTAATTGTTGTAAA